AGCAGCAGGAACCCAGTCCGGCAGAAAGCTAACCAACGCAGAAAAGACACTTAAACTCATCGAGGACATGAACAATGGAAGTATCTGAAAATCGAGAATTCTTTACCAGAATCGCCATGATCCATTTTCCGAGCCTTGGCACCTACCTGAACAAAGAGACCAGCAGCGTACTCGGCACGATCGACGCTTGGGCAATGACGCTTCAGGACATTACAACGCAAGAGGCTATCTCCGTTGTCTATCGATGGAGCAAGGACGAACTACCAAGGCCCCAATACTACGAACTTGGCGATTTCGCTTTGCACCTCCGAGCGGTTGTCTTGCAGGATCGCGTCAACGCTCGCAAAACTCAACTGGTTGATATGATTCGAGACCGAGAAGAACCCAGGGGCAACTACAGCCATGTTTCGCTACGGCCGTACATCGCCAGGGTTCTTGAATCGGGCGAACAATGCAAGATTGGCAAGATTACCCGCGAGGAACACTACGCGACGCGAGACCAAGTCTTAGCGGATTTGGCAGCGGCTCAGGTGAGGCGATGACCGACGACGACGAAAAGACCCGCAACCTCCGGGACAAAGTGTACTGGTTGGAAATGCGAATCAAACTACTGCAGGCAAGAAACAAGGAGCTTAGGCAATGGATCACGAAACTGACGAACAAAACCCATCCGGCACGGAGGGCAGGGAAGTGAAGGCAGGCAATTTTGTCTGGGTTAAGTGCAAGGTGATTGAACCCTGCGAGAGCCTGATAAAGGTCACGCCGAGCGGCGACGATAACTGGTTTTGGGCTGGCAGGGGGCAGTGCCGACCCGTCGAGCCGGCCAAGGCTTCGGAAATTCCGGATAGTTCGAGCGAGCCGCTAGCGGTTGGCGATCCGGTGGTAGTCGTCGAGCCTGCGCACAAGTGGCACGGCGTTCGAGGCAGAATCGTATCGGTTTCCGAGAGCAATGAGTTTCCGCTAGAGTTCATTTCGGATTGCAGGGAGCGTCTCGGCTACTTTCGATCATCAAGCATTGAGCGAATCGACCAAGCCGACCCCATCAACCCTTCGCACTACAAGCAAGGCGGCATCGAGTGTATCGAGGCTATCAAGGCGGCTCTTGGTGAGGGCTTTCCTGATTATCTTCGGGGAAACGTCATGAAGTACCTTTGGCGGTACAAGGAAAAAGGCGGCGCAGATGACTTGCGTAAGTCGGCATGGTATCTGGATCGATTAATTAAGGAAGTGGGTGAATGAGCGACAAGCCAACACTAAGGTCTGTGTGTATTACGTTCAAGCCTCAAGACCTAATGAATTTTGAGCCACTAGGCCAAGACACGATCAAGTTTAGTTCCCCAGGGATCGCCTTCGGTGAGCCTCAAGAAATCAAAGTGACCTACGAGTGGCGACCTAACCCGATTTTTTACGTTGGGCGCAAGGTGCGAATCGAGGGCGTTTTGTGCGAGGTTTGCTCAGTCGAAAAGGACGGGTCGATTACGGTTCAAAGGATCGAGGAGGTGGGCGAATGATCTATCTAGGCATTGACCCAGGGCCGGTCGAAAGTGCGTTTGTTTGGTGGGACGCCGAAGCCGAAAAGGTTATTAGGCTTGAATCGATTCCGGCGTTTGGCATTGATTCGCTTACGATCGGGCCGCTACTCAAAGGCGTCGACTTTGTTTCCATCGAATGGATCGAGTGTTTCGGGATGGCGGTAGGCCAAGAGACATTTCGCACAGTGGCAGGTATCGGCTGGTTCGCATCGCTTTTGTACGATCGCACTTGGTCAATTCGACTTGTCCCGCGTCGATCAGTTAAGATGCACTTGTGCAATTCGATGCGGGCCAAAGATGCCAACGTCCGGCAGGCTCTTATCGATCGCTTCGGAAAGGTTGGGACCAAGAAACAACCGGGCAAGCTCTACGGCGTTGCGACTCACTATTGGGCGGCTCTTGGCGTGGCGGTGTACTCGGCTGACGTATTCGACCCGTCGCAGTTTTGGATCGAGGATTTGAGGAACAAGGCAGGAAAATAATGGAACGCAAGAACATTTCCCAGCCCGAGGAAGCTTGGGCGGCATGGGACAAGCAAGCGGCGGCGATGGATATAACCCTGAGCGGGCTCATTTTCGAGGCAATGAACGAGCATCTTGGGCTATTCCTGACGCGCAAAACCAAAAGGCGGCCAAAGTCCAAGCCGGTGGCTCCGAAGCGGCAAAAGCGAAATTCGTGGCCCCGGTGATTGTCAAGCCCCCTGACGGTGGATAAGATGTTGGAAAGGAGAAAAATCATGAACTTAGGCGAACTTGTCAAAAGCAAGCGATTTTGGGCGGCGGCGGCTACGATTGCCGTTGTCGTTTTGAAGGATCGCGTACCGTTGTCCGAAGATCAGATCCAGCAACTTGTTTGGGTTATCGGGGCTTGGATCGTAGGCGATTCGGTCCGACCCCTGCCCAAGCCCGACGAGGTGGCATCGTGATTGGATTACCACGGCTCCAAGAGCTAGCCAAAAAGCACGAGTTCGATTTTGCTGACGCTTTCGAGGAAGCTGGCGGTAACACCAGGGCGGCTCGCAGAATCCTTCGGTCGAAACTTAGGGGCGTCTACGGCATCGACCCCGCGACGATTGCGATGATTTTCGCGTTGATTCAACTGGCGTTCAAGGTCTGGAAATGGGCCAAGGACAACGGCTATCTTTCGTCTTACAATCCGTCCGATGCCCCAATGGGGTACATCCTCCAAACGGCGTGGGATGCGGGCGAATTCGACGATGGTGACGACGAAAGCGACGACGAATAACCCCCCTAGCCAACCCGAACTTTTCCGATGTATGGGGCTCGGTGAGTTGGCAGGGGGCAAATACGGAGAGACGGATGAAAGCGAAACTAGAAAAATTGATACTGCAATTAACGCATCGGCTATGGAATCGGCAGATATCTAGGCTGATTTGCAGGGCCTACAGCGACGGCAAGATAAACTCTCGGCAACTGCATGAGATCCTGGCAGATTTCGACCCTACGCAAAAGCACAAGGTCTACTAGTGACGATGGCGAAGAAAGAAAACAACTGGATTCCTTGGGCTATCATCGCGGGGCTAGTCCTCTACGCGGCTAGCCAACAACCAAAGGGAGGGGGTGATCCATCTAAGCCTGCCGGGGTGACGGCCGTAGTCCGGTCGACGATTCCATCGATCAGGGCGGCTTACAAACAAGCCTTTCTCGATGCGGCGGCGAAGATCGAAGCGGGTGAAATCGCCAACCAAGAGCAATGGACCAAGTTCATCTCGGACAATGCGGGCGGCAAGAATCGCGAGGCTCTCGACAAGGTTTACTCGGCGATCGATCAATTAAATTTGCCGGTGACGTTCACTGGCAAGGAATCCGAGATAGCGAAAATCAATCGAGAAATAGCGGGGGCGTGGTAAATGACTGAAATCGGACTACTCACTTGGTACACCGTTCAATTGGTTCTATGGGCAGGGCCTTTGGGCATCGCGGCATTCTTGACAGCGATCGCGGCAGGATCGTTCTACGCAGGCTACTCGATGCGACCCAAGCGAAGCGATAAGCCGATGGGAGCCGCGAAACTTGATCATATCAAATACGATATACTTCCCAATGGAACACTAGGCCCAGGCGACCCAAGAGGGCTGGAGGGGCCGGAATGAAACGGGCAAGGCGGATATCGGCGGTTGTGGCTTACGTCTTCGTTTGGTTCGTGTTTCTGCCGTTTGCAGTTATCAGAGTGTCGACGGAATGGCTGGTTGATAGCTTGGCTATTCCCATGCTCGAAAGCCTGGAGGTAATCGCCAATGACGACTGAGTTCACAGGCTACGACCCGACAATCGAAAACCGCGACGAGATCCGAGCGACTTCGACCGAACTTGGGTTTCGCGTTGGCGATTATGCAGTCCCGGAAGAGATCGACCCTCGGCCATTGATGAGGCACGACAAGCAACTTAACATGAGTTCCTGCCAAGGGTTCAGTCTTGCCAATGCTTGCGAATATGTTTGGGCATTAGCCCAAGGTGGCTTTTCTGCCGAGCGTCAACTATCGACGCTATTCGCCTACCTCGAATCCCAGCGGCTCGACGGCGGCAGGCTATTTGGGGTCGATAAGGGCTCGACAATCAATAGCGGGCTAAAGGTAGCAACGACGATCGGAATGTTGCCCGAGTCGGATTTGCCCTATCGGACACCCTATCCAAACAACGCTCGAACGATCGTAACCGACGCAATGCGGGCTAAGGCAGGCCAGTTCAAAATCCGTTCGCATACTTGGCTAGATTCGTATGATGCAATCTTCCAGTATCTAGCTAGCGGCGTCGGCGCGGTTCACACCGGGACACTCTGGAATGATTCGTTCTACGCCAGCGATGGCGTACTCAGATCAATCAGCCTTCGCGGTGGCGGCGGACATGCTACGGCGTGGCTCGGCTACTCGAAACGCAAAGACTCCAAGGGCCGGAACTATATTTGGCGAATCAACAGCCACAACGATTCTTGGACCGAAATCGCCCCAGAGGTTATCGAGCAACTCTGTCGGCACGAACACACCACGATCGTCGGCGTATCGGATTTGTCTACGCCAGGGCCAAGGGCAGTATCTTGGAAGGAAGCGAAGCCACTAGGATGAACGAAAAAGGAGGGCCGGTAATCATGGTTGCTTTGTTGTTTGGATTGTTTTGGCTTTGTAGTGAACCGGCTAAAGATCCGACGCAATGCGATTTGACGGACTCGAAGCCGTTGATCGAGGAGGTGGCGAAGGCTAAAGACTCAATAATTCTTGACGCAGCAAAAGACGCGGCGGTTTCCATTTCGCTTGCTCGATCGCTCACAGAAAACCATATTGCCGACGCCAACAAAATGGTCGATCCCATGCCAAGCCCCTCGGACAAGCCCCACGAAAAGACTAAGCGCGAAATCCTGATTTTCGTCTCTGCGAATTGCCCCCCGTGCGATCGATGGAAGCGGTGTGAAATGCAACGTTTCATGGATGCGGGCTGGGCGGTCGGAATCGTCGAGGTTCATTCCTACGGGCTCACGCCGACCTTTGAAGTCGAGTCCGGCGATAAGAAAGTGACACTGAAGGGCTACACAACGCTAGAGCAAGCAGCGGAGGCGGTGCGATGAATCTATTGGCTCAACTGTCGCAAGAGGCTCAATTAGGCGTTACGACCGCACTGCTAACCACGATGGCGGGAGTAATCACAACGCTGTTTTTGTGGCTTATGAAGTCAAATGCAAAGACGCAAGACAACCTGGAAAAGCTTGCGATTGAAACCAAGGCAGACCTAAAAGAGTGCCGAGAGGATCGAGACGTTTTGCACAGCAAGTTCCATGAGCTGGCGATGCAAGTTGCTCAGGTGAAAAGGAATCAGTAGATGCAAGCACTAATCGACGAGCTTTCAAAGCCCGAATACGCTTCTATGAGCGACCAAGCGGCAGCGGACGCGATCAACGCCAAGACGGTGACGATTCGAAAGCCTGTTGACCTTTGGATGGTAGTAGAGCATTCGTCTCGGAACGGCTACAGGGCCAAGTTGGAGCTTGCAAGGACAAACGGCAATCATCCATGCCAGGAAACGGCAATCAACATTCTTGAGTACATCAATTCGCCAAGACTCCAAACGGTCGACATGGATTTGCCGTCTACGCGCGGGATGGTGCAAGCCTTGATTCAATGCCACTTCGCTACGCAAGCAATGGCCGATGAACTGCTAGCTTTGGCAGATCAGACCGTTCGATGGGTCGACCATAACGGCATCGGCACGCTAGGCGTCGGGTTGGTTCGCAATGCTCGAAAGAAAATGGGGGTCCAATAAATGCCCGACATCAAAATTGCCTACGGCTCAGCGTTTGACCTGACGATCACTTTGGCTAGTCTGGCTAGTGATACCAACCTGCTCGATGGTCGAGAATCGGCAGCGATCGACAACACTACCGATAAGATGCTTGACTACCTCGTCAGCGGCAAGATCACAACAGGGACAAGCCCAACGACAGCAAGATCAATTCAGATTTGGGCGGTTGCTTCCTTCGATGGAACAAGCTGGCCAGATGTGTTTGACGGGACCGATTCGGCTGAATTGATTAGCTTGGCAAACGTCAAAAACAGTTCGGTTTGCCGATTGGTCGATGAGTTATCGACGACATCAACTAGCAACGAGGACTACTATTTCGCAGGCGTTTCGATTGCTCGGTTGTTCGGCTCAGTGCCTCCTAAATTCGTTTTGTTCGTGACGCATAATACGGGCGTTGCACTTAACGCAACGGCAGGAAATCACGTTATCCGAGTCCAGCCAGTCTACAGGACCGTTTAATGCCAAGCCTACCACGATCGCATCGTATCGTTGGCAGATGGGTACCTTCAGCGGGCGCGACGGGCTTTCGTTTAGTCGATCGCGTTCGCTCGAATCATGGCACGCTAACCGGCATGGACCCGACTAGCGATTGGGTGGTAAACGGTGGTAAGGGCGCGTTAGATTTCGATGGCTCGAATGATTTTGTATTCGCACCGATCCCGAACCTGTCTGGGATTAAAGCAACGCTTTCGGCGTGGGTGCGAGGCGTTCCCGGGAGCGGCAGCACCGGCTACATTGTCAGTGCTCCGAAAGACTCAGCCGGGTCCAACGGCATTGACTTTCGGTCTCCGTCGAATGTCATTTTTGACGTTGTGATGCAAAGCGGATTAGTTGCGTTGACCTCGGGCGTAGATATTCGCGGCTCATGGAATCACCTGTGCGGTGGTTGTGACGGAACGAGAGTATTTTTTTTCGTGAATGGGACCTTAGTTGCGTCTCAGGCAAATACCGGAACTTTAGACACTGCGTATACATCCAGCGAAATCAATCTCGGTCGATTCGGTTCGTTCGGTGCGTTTGCAGCGTGCCAAATCGATGATGTTACCATTTACAACACCGGATTAACTGCTAACGAAGCACGCGAAATTTACCGGCTCGGGCGTGGCTACGGCGTATTCCCCGAGCCTGATTTTGATGAAGGGTTTGCAGCGGCATTTAACAGACGACGAAGAGTCCTACTAACGGCAGGGTGACATGCTAGCAAGACAATCCACAGCCTTAACCGTCATCGTCGGTCCAATCCTAGATTCCACAGGGGCAGAATACGCATCGGCGGTAATCGGCGATCTTTCGATCAGTAAGAACGGCGGAACGCTGACGGCAATGGCATCGGCAGCGACGCTTACCTATATCGACAACGGCATGTATACGCTTG